TTCTAGTTTATCTTCAATCTCACTAAACGCTTCAATGCGTTCTTGGTGAAATTTTTTAATATCACTATCATCTTCTTTAATACTAAGTTTATATTTCATATTATAAATATCAAAAAAGATTTTTTACTTCAAGACCAGAACCTTTCTGTACATAGTTACCTTTTTTATCTTTAGGTACTAGTTGATATTTGAACTGCTTTACATAAGCATTATCTTTTACTCCATCTTCACCCGCAGCAGGACCTGGCCCTAATGTTGCACCTGGATCTTCAGATTTGGTTTCTTTTATTTTTTTCTTTTTTTTTGGAATTCTAAAAGCGTAAGGTGTTAAATAAGCACCCGCAGCCCCACTTGTAGACATTTCATCTACTGTTTTTCCAAACACTAAATAATTAGAGACACTACATGTACCATCTGAACAATGTCTTTTACCTTTAAGAATCATTGGATTAACTAGATCTAATCCAAATTGTTGTTTCATTAAACCTCTAATTGTATTAACACCCTTTTCATCAACAGCATCATACATAGTATCATTTTCGCTGTTTTCCATAGGATAAAATTGTAATATAGCTACATCATCACTAAAATGCTTAGATACCATATCCTTATCAGTAAATTTAACACCAGCATCTACATTAGTAACTAAATTAAATGGCATAGATGTTTCTGAATTAAACTCGCCCATTTTTTGTAGTTTACCTATATCTTGGGATTGGATATTAAATTTATTAGTAAATACTGCTTCATTAACTGCAAATGATTTTTTATAGATTTCTGGATAAGTTTTTCTAATATGAGTACGATATTCATTAAATTTACTCATAATATCCATCGCCATATCATCAATAGTAGCGTCTTCTGTTTTAGATGATAAATCAGTTAATTGTGTTCTTAGTTTTTTAAATGTAGTAAATGCGGTATCAAAATTGGGTACTTTTTTAACATCCCAAGATATAGTACCTGTTTCTGGGTTTATGTCACTAACAGTAGATTGGATTCCACTATCAGTACTAATATCACCAATTTCTATTTCTTTAACTTTATATTTGTACCCCATTGGAAATTTTGATTTCTTTTACTAATTCATAATATTGTAGTAAATCAACTAAGTTATCATCGTTTATTTTATCTGTTTTACTTAGTTCTACTAATAGCTTAGCAACTTCAGTTATTTTTATTTTAGTAGCTGTATCTTTAATATTTTCAGCTTCAGTATTTAAAATAGATTTTAACTCATTTATTTTAGTATTGTAAAAATTTCTTAAACTTGGAGTTGAATCTACAGAATTAATAAATTCTTTTAGTATTTCTTTTTGTTCCAAACTTAATATTTCATATTTACTATTAAATTTTTCCAATAATATTTTATAAGTAAGAGATCTTGTATCCTCATCGTATGTAGCAAATTCAACTAATACTTCTTCCTTTTTAGTAGGATCTAACTTTTGCTTAGTTAAATGTTCTAATAAAGTTATTTTATTGTTCATCAACTGCTCAGTATTAATCATAGCTGATGAATTGTATCCCTCTATTAGTGTATATAAAGAAGCTAATTGCTTATAATTTTTAATCTTAGAATTAAAAAACTGATTTACATCATAATGTTTTTGTATCTCATTAATAAGATTGTATTTTTGTTTTCTAAGGAAAGTTCTATTAAACTTTTTAGAATTACCTAATACGGTTTCTATAAGAACTGATGCTCTACTCTCATTTAGAATAGGAGATTTTTGGATTGACTCATATAATTTATATTCGCGACCTAATTCACTTTTTACAAAATATTTTTTTAGTAAATCTATGGCTGGAGAGTCAACACCTTTTAAAGTATCAGCTGTAATTTGTCTTACAAGCAATTCAAATAGTATACCTGTATTTTTAAATTTGGAATTCTTAATTTTCATCAAAAAAGTGTATTTAGTTATAAATATTAATCTTTTAGTTGAGATTCATCCAATAAGGTACTATCCTTTTTGTCTTGCTCAAACACTAGTTGTTTTTTATTTAACTGCTTAAATATATCCTTATTTTTTAGATATGTAACTTCTGGTTTTTCAAACTCTGATATAGATGATTTATTACTACCCTCGTTTTTATCTGTATCCTTCATACGTTTTACACCTAAAGGATCTTTTCCAAAGTTATTATCTTGTTTACCTCTATTAGTTATTGAATCTTTAGGTCTACCTAGTTCAGCATCTTCATTATACCCATCAGGTACATTACCTGGATCTGAATACATTCTGCCTTTACCATATAGACTAGCTAAATCATGAGGAGTTCCATATGATTGACCTGTTTCAACTGGGTCGTTACCTTCAGCTGCTATTTGGTCTAATCTGAACTTACGTTTAGCATCTTCTCTAGTTAAGGATCTATACTCATCATATTGATCTTCACTAAAGTGATAGATGTTATGATAAATCCAATCTGATGGTACTAATCCTTGATCTAATAAAGTTCCAGCTAACTCAGCTTTTGATTTAAGTAACTCTATTCTTTCTTGATCATAAATGATAGAAGGAGTAGTCATTGATAACTCAAAGTTAGTTAAAGTTTCATCAGTATACCCTTGTGTATATAAGTGAACTAAAGCTATTTTATTTAACTCAGATAATAATATTCTTTGTATTCTATCTACTGTACGAGCAAATCTAATATCTTCTGCTGCTAATGTGGCTTTACCTTCTATATTTTCATCATATCCTAAAAATGCTTTAGGTATTTTAAGTGCAGCAAATAGTTTATCTCTTAAATATTCTACATCTTGTATACCATCATAAGATAAACCAGGTGTAGTATCTATTTTAGTTGCACTATCATTTCCTCTAACAGGAATGTAAAAATCCTCAAGCATATTTTGCATATTATACTTTAAGTTATATTCACCTGTTTTTTCATCCATCATTGGGGCGCGTTTCATATTTGAAACTGTTTTTTGCATAAATGCTTCTACCTCATTAGGAGGAATAGAACCTACATTTACATAAAATACTCTTTTTTCTGGTGCACGAGCTATTCTATGAATCAACATTGCATCCTCCATTAAAGCATATTGTTTATATAATTTTCTAGCAGGCTCAATATATGATCTACCATATGGTAAATAGTTTACATCTGCTACCATTCTAAAATGGGCCATTTCATAATTATCATATGTTACTCCTCCTCTGCTATCATCTGAATCAGGTTGATTAGGAGCGTTATAGTAGCCATAAGAACTTCCAGCAAAACCATCTGGGTTCCATCTAAATTTTACTTCAGATGGATTATCTGGATTTTGTCCTTCTACTCTTTCAATATGATATGCTGTATAAGGAATAACATTATAAACTCCAAACTTTTCAGCTATTTCTAACTTTAAGAAAAAATCACCATATTTACACATTTGTCTAACCCACATCCATAGGTTAAACTCAATATTTAAAACATCATAAAATAAGTTATATAGTATTTTTTGAATATCTTCGTTTGAACTTCTAATCTGAAGTACCTCTCCCATATCATTTTTAAGAGTTGATTCATCAGCAAGAATATCAAGTGCAGAAGCTATAATAGCGTCTTGATCCATTACATCATATTCTGAGTATAATTGAGTTCTTAAATATTGGTAGTTAAGATTAAACTGTGCTCCTAGTAAAGAAGTAGGAGCTGTAGAATATACTCTATTAAATCTATCTACTAAGGCATTAGTTTCAAATTCACCACTTGATTGGATATGACCCGAATCTATGGTTTTTAGTTGATTACCTCCAACATTGCGGATAACTACATCTGTGGAGAATAACTTTTTTAATCTTGTAAATACACTTTTATCAGCCATTTTTATATTTGCTTATTGTTATAAATATTAATCTAATAGCCAACGTATATCTTCTTTACCCTCAGGTGTTGGCATTGAATAAGGGTTTGGTACTGATGGGTTAGATCCATAACCACCTTGGTATGGAGTTCTATTAACATGCATATTTTGTAATGCTTGTTTTGTCATATCAATACCTCTTTGACTATTTTTTAAAGCAGTATCCCTAATATACATTCCAATCCCAAATGACATTACTAAATCATCATTGTAACCAGTTTGTGCTTCAGGTCTACCATTTCTCCAAATAAATGTTTTCATTTCTTCTATCAATCTTTTTGATTGTATAGTTACTCCTTTATCACTTAAATACTCTTGAAACTTACCTATAACCATAGGTCTAGTTTTTGAAGACATAGTAAATCCAGGAGTCATTTTTGAATGATCCTGGTATTTGTCAAAATAAGAGTTAACATTTGAATATTCACTTTTTTGAGAATAATAAATGTTATTATAGTTTCTATCTAGTACTGTTTGAATAGTAGCCCATCCTATATTCGCATTTTCTATTACTAATAATGCCTCATTATATTCAGTAGCTATACCTACTAATAAGTGACCATAATCTTTAGTACCTATTTGTCCTTTATATTCAGCTACTTGTACATTATTTTCAGTATCCATAATATGAAAGGCTGAATAATCTTTACTATCGCCTCTTGATACATCAGCTACTACTATATAATCTCTACTATAATTTGCTGTTTCCCATATCCATAGATTTTGGTCAGCACCTCTTCTTTCTATAGGATCTTTAATAAAAGATTTTTCATAATATTCTAAGTACTCAGGAAAAAATACAACATCTCCAGATGTGCTAAAATCACAATCACATTCTTGTGCTGCTAATCTAGGATCACCTAATAGTTCATCTTGTTTTTTTCTCCATGAATCATCTCTTTCTGGATGAACATACCAAGGTAGTTTTATAGGTAAAAAATCATTTTCTGCTGCTTCTGCTCTTGACCATGTTTGGTGAAACCAGTTACCTGTACCATAAGGGGTAGATAATGCTATACATCCACCTCCTGTAGCTAGTGTTTGTTGAGCAGAAGCCCAAATCTCTCCAATATTATCAATAAATGCTGCTTCATCTATTAGTAGCAAAGATACGGCTTCGGATCTACCAGCATCACTAGAGGCTGAAGTTGCTTTTATTTGGGATCCATTTGTTAATCTAAGATTTAGTTTGTTATTTTCAGCTGCATCTACTTTTAACCATGAAGGTAAGTTTTCATACATAAACTTTACCTTTGTAACCATATTTTTAGCAGTTTCTTGTTTTGTTGCTATACAGAGTACATTTTTATCTTTATGAAATGTCATTAACCATAATGAATAACCTGCACCTAAAGTAGATATTCCTAACTGTCTAGATTTTAGTACTATAGAATATGGGTTATCTCTAAATAAAGTTAATACTTTTTCTTGAAATGGATATAGATTAAACTGAATACGGCCACGTTGTGGATGTTGTATTTGGCAATATTTTTTCATAAAATGTGCTGGATCTTTTGCACATTTAAGATACTCTTGTCTTATGACCTTTTTTAAATCTGACATTTAGTTTCCTGTTAACAACATAAGCACAACAACTATAATACTAGTTGTAACAGTTATTTTATTTTTGAGTTTTTGTTTTCTCAAATCATTATGTAGTTTATCAGATAAATCTTGAAATATCATCACTTGTGAATCCTTTTGAGATACAATAGAATTATAGTTAGATATTTGTTGAGTATTAGTGTTTATAATACTATCTTTCAAAACTATTTTTTGGTTTAAAAGTGAAACTTTTTCTAAGGTAATAGATAACTCTTTTTTAGCTCCATCACCTTCTATAAGATCCTTAATTACTAGACGTGCTATCTGTTCCTCTAGAGATATTCTTGTTGTATCTGTCTGAGAAAAACTTTTCAAGCTCACTATTACTAAAAGAATCAACGGTATTAATCTTTTCATTTATTCTGTATTTTAGATTACTTATTCTACTATTTTTTAAACCTATTTGTAAGTCTAATTTGTTTACTTGTTGGTTTAAAGTATCTATCTTACAACCCAACCCACTATTAACTGAGTGGAGTGAATCAACTTTAGATTCCAAAACTTTTATCTTATTATTGTAATCCTCTAAATAACCTTCATTTTGAGAAGTAGTATATAACTTATAAAATAAAATAGCTATTATTAGTACACATATGATACTAAAAACATTTTTTTTAAACCACATCCTTTTCTAATTTGTTTACTAGTGACTCTAGTTCTTTCTTTTTAGAAGTTTTTGATTT